CACGTCGTAGTAGGCCCAGAAGCGCTTGCCGTCTTTGTCCCAAGCGTGGATGGCGAGAGAGCCTTCCACCAGCGGGTGATTACCAACCATCGGCTCACCCTCGTACTCCAGCTTGACGATGTTGTTCGCGTTGACGCCGTGTTCGCTCTCCCAGATGTTGGCGTTGCGCCACACCCACAAGCAGCGAGTCCACCAGTCCTTCACCCCTGAGCCGTACTTAGCCTTCCAGTAGGGGTCGCCGTCGAGACCCCACTTCCATTCAGCGAAGTAGCGCCACATGCTGCCCTCCGGCCAGTAGCCTGACTCCGGGGCGAACAGCATGGCGATGGGGGTCAGGAAGATGATCGCCAGCATGTTCGGCAGTCGATCAGCCAGGAGCCGCTGGGATTCGGCGATGTCTTGGTCACGCGTGGAAAGGTCCATGTTACGCAGCCTCTTTGATGAAAATGTCCGGTTTGCTAAGCATCACACGCTCGTCTTCCGCCGAGAGGGTGACGTACCAAGGTGTCTCGATCAGTCGCACGAATACCTGCGGCGTGCCCACCTGGACGTACTGCTGTCGGCCCAGGTCGTCCACCGTGATCGCGTACGGAGTGTGGTAATAGGCGACCGCAGTAGACGTACCCGCTGCCGAGCCTTGAGAGATAGCCAGCGCAACAGCTACGGCCGATGCGTTCCCTACCCCAGTGACCGTGCCGGTAGACTCCGCTTGAGTGACGCCAGCCGCACCCGCCGTACTCGTTCCGGTAGACGAAGCCGTGAAGGGCAGAACCTTCGCCGTTGCGCCCGTTACCGTACTGGTGCCCGCCGAGCTACCCGAGAAGGGAATGATCTTCGCCGAGCCAGCCGAGACCGCGCTGGTGCCGGAGGACGAGCCTGCGGCCACCACCAGGGCAACACCACTCGCCGTCGCCGCGCCTGTACCGCCCGACGAAGCCGTCGTCCGAGCGATAGCGATACCCGTAGCTGCCGCCGCCCCGGAGCCTACCGAGGACGCCACAGAGGGGGAGAACGCACTCGCTGCGTCGGTACCCACCGCTGCGGCAGAGCTGGTGCCTGTGGACGAGCCGGTAGACGCAGCTAGGGTGACGCCGGTAGCTGCTGCCGCCGCGCCTGTACCTGCCGTAGAGCCGGTGCCACCTACCAGCTTCAGGGTGACACCCGAGGCAGCACCAATGCCAGATGACGAGCCGGTAGAGGCTGCGAGGGTGACACCGGTCGCGTTGACGGCACTCGTACCAGAGGTAGAACCAGCACTGACGGCCAACGCTGTGCTGGTAGCTGCCGCTGCGCCAGCCCCCGCCGAGCTGCCGAAAGACACAGCAACGGCGGCGCTGGCACCAGTCGCTGCACCCGTACCGGTGGACGTAGCCGAGCTGGGCGCAATAGCCTCTCCCGCTGCCGCTGCTGCCCCGGTGCCATCGGACGAGCCAGCGGTCGTCGCCAGGGTGGTGCCGGTAGCCGCCGCTGTACCCGTGCCCGCTGTGGAGCCAGTGCCCGACGTGACGCCGGAGGATGCGTTCGCGCCGCCCGCAGAGGCTGTGCCCGTACCCGCTGCGGAACCGACAGACGTAGCCAGCGTAGTGCCTGTGCTTGACGCTGCACCTGTGCCTGCCGCCGTGCCGATGCTCGCCAGGACGACACCAGATGTCGCCGACGCAGCACCGACGCCAGTGGAAGACGCGGTGCTCGTGGCGAGCGTGACTCCAGTGGCCGAGGCCGCGCCGACACCAGCGGTTGACCCGCTGGCAGGTGCCAGAGCAACACCTGTCGCGTTGGCTGCGCCTGTGCCGGTAGCTGAGCCTGATGCAGCATCGACCGCGAGGGCTGTGGCGGCGGCAGCGCCCGTACCTGCGGATGAGCCTACGGCGGCTAGTACGGTTGCGCCCGCGCCCGTTGCCGCGCCTGTGCCTGTGGACGAGCCAGAGGACTGGGTTGCGGAGACACCCACACCGGAAACCGTACTCGTACCAGTCGACGAGCCAGTGGTTGTTGCAGTCTTGACCCCAGTTGCTGCTGCCGAGCCTACACCAGCAGACGTACCCGCTGCCGAGACGATATCACTGGAACTGACAAACGGAATAAGCTCATCCGTAAACCAACCCCCACTAGGCACCAATGAGCTAAACCACGCTGTGGGGTTCGATTCAGCATCGAATGTTCCTGGATTCGTGTGGGTGTTCGCACCCGGATGCGCCGTCAGTTTGACGGTAGGCAACAACAGTCGTTGAGTTACCGGCTCAAAGATTTGTAGCGGATTACTGGAGATAGACGCAATTTCCGCAGCACTAAGCAGCCTGTCCCACACGTAGAAACAGTAGATCAGGCCGTCCCAGCTCCGAGCGTTGTCGTTCCCTCGGTTGCCTATGACATAGGGGTCGCTGTTAGCGGTCGTGACACCTGTAGGGGCTGTCATGACGGTTCTGGTCTGCGATACCCCGTCGTAATACAACTCAGGCGTGTTGCTTACAGAACTGCTGTCATAAGTGAGGCAGACCGCCACGTCTTTGTCTAGAACGGGCGGTGTCCACGTCCACTGCCCCCACAACAAGCCGTCGCTGAAACTTCGGTCATACTCAAGGACACCTGCCGACATGAACAGAACTTCTGTCTGTACCCCGACTGTGCGCTTGTCGAAAACCCGCCCGAGTGCCCCACCACCATCTCCGCTCCGCTTCAGCAAAGCGAAGTAGGTTCGACTGCTGTTATGGCTGACCAGCGAGCTGGTTACTGTGTCTGAGGAACCCACCCCCGAAGTACTGCCGAATCCCCGACCTACCCCTTTCCCGCCGACAGCGGGTTTTGTTCCCACAGATGTGCTGTAGGTGTTGCTTACCGCATCTTTAAGGTCACGCAAGTCCATCGCAAGCGACAAACCCCGTGTCAAGGGGTTCGTGCGGTCAAGCTTGCCGTTGAGGTGCACCCTCGCCCCCATTGGGGAGCGACGAGACAACACAGTGGTGGCCGGGGAGGAAGACACCCCCGTATTCGGGCCGTAAGGGATGATGAGGCGGCGGACAGTCATGGGGCGAAGATCACGCTAGGATTGGCCGCAAGCTCGGCGATCTGAAACGGGGTATGCACCACGCCGACCCAGTGGGCGTAGGTGTGCAGCACACAGGTTTCGGCCGGGTATGGGGAGCCAAGTCCCTGACTGCTATACACCGCGTTCCATGTGCCACCGTTAGGGGTCGTGTAGTCAGGGCCGGTGGCCTCCAATACCCCATTGACGTACAACTCCATGGCGACCCCCTTGACGCGCCGACCATAGACGACGTAGGTGTTGCCGGCCGTTGCGACCGTAGTCCCGGTGATGGTGCGCTCAATACTGTCGGCTCCGACTATTCCGTAGGTAAATTGCCCGGAGGCATTGAACCCAACGGAGCTTACGTAGTTCCCTGCCGAAATCCGCATTGTCGAGATATAGCGGGCCATACCCACAGTCGCCGCTCTTTGATGCACGAGCGCGAAGGCCGCCATGTCCAATAGGTTGCTGGCAGTGGGCGGACTCGGGTGCGTGTCAATCAGCCAAGAGTAGTTCCCGTCACTAGCGATGCCCTTGCCCATCGGGGTGGTAGTTGGGACCATCGTGTTGTTCCAGGTGCAGCGGGCACCTGTCACAACATCCAATGGGTATCGCTCGTTGACCTTTGCCGCGTAGAGCAAGCCCTTGGCGTACTGCGATGTGCGGTCCAGTGCTGCCGGCCGCTGATCGGCCTTGTCCCAAGGGATGCGCCGCGACAGCATGGCGCTACGCGTTAACGATGTTGGTCAACTCAGAGAACTGCGCCTCGACCGTGACAGGCTGCACAGTGTTACCTGCGAACTCGACCTCAAGGTGCATCACCGATTGATCAATGATGAAGCTCCACTCGTTATCTGTGCTGGCGGTGATACCGTTCCCGACAGACGCAATGGTCTTCCAGTCGGTTCCTTTACTCGCCGCAGCGGGAGTTGACCCAGAGTTATGAGCCACCAACACGTTACAGAGACACTGAACGCTCGGACCTGTTCCCCCGTTAGTCATACGGACGGTCAGGATGCCCCCGAACGTGGTGCGCAAGTCGAGCACAGCACGCGTTGTCCCGGCAGCGGCGTTAGTGGTGCCGGCAGCAACCAGCGAGCGCGGCGTCTTAGTTGCAGTAGTAGTCGTCATACAAGCCACTCCCCGATGTCAGACCAGCAAACCACCCTCACTTCGTATTCGCTGACGGGTACGTCCACCTCAGCCAGTCGCTTAATCGCCGCTGCCTGCTCGGCACCAAAACCAGGAAGGAGGCCGACGAACAAATCCAAGGACGCTCGTACCGAAGGGTCTCCAGCGTCGAAAGCGCCTTTACTGATGGAGCGCCAAGCCTGCCGAACCATCGCATACTGAGCGACCTGCTCGACACTGGCATCAGCAGCAAGCGGAGCGCCTGCGATGGATTCCAGTTGGTACAAGAAAACCGGTCCAGTGGGGAAGCCGAGAGCTATGGAGATAGCCCCATCACCCACCTCGGCCTTCTGCACAACCTTTCTTTTCGGTAGCGCATCAGCGATAGCCTGTGTGCTCCGTAGCGCCAGCAATTCAGCCGGTAAAGCGCGGATGTCGTCGATGAGGGCCATGTTACTTCTCCATCACAGTCAGTGATCCAGACATGAAGGTCGCCGTTGTGGCGCTCGCCATGATGTTGTGCAGTAGGCAAGTGCCGTTGAACATCTTGATGCCAGGAGAGCCGATGTTCTTAGCAGACGCCACGTTTACCATGGTCGTACCTATGGTGCAGATGTCGCGGGTGATCATCAGGGACACAGAGCCAGTGACAAGCGACGTGCCAAGGGTGATGCCCTGGATGGACTGGACGCCCGTGTCACCCGCTTGCAGCGCAAACCAGATCATCGTGCCGATGACCGGCGATGCCGGGATAGCCGAGCCGGTGGCCGTCGTCAGGGTTGCCGTGCGACCGGAAACGCCTTTGCTGTTGGTGTAGCTGACCGTCGTGTTGCTGATCGCCGCGCCGTTGGTCGATGCGGCAGTAAAGAGCAAAGCGATCCCGCAGCCTTCACCGCTGGTTGCACCATTGACATCCCGTGCCGGCAAGGTCGGGGAGGCTATGGTTTGGGCCGTCGTGGTGGTCACGGCGATGCCACTATTCACCCACAGGCAATCGAAGAAGTCGTGCGTGTGGTTCACGCTGGCCTGCATGTCCAGCGCGGTCAGGAAGTTGGAGCCGGACACCGCGTTGGTGATCGGGATGCAACCATAGTCAGCGCTAGTAGTGCCGTCCGTGACGCGCCCGTTGACGCCAGGCGTACCGACAGCCCACGCGCCAGGGTAGCCGGCATCTTTCGACGTGCAGTACCAGTTACCCGCAGCCTTCGCTGCGGTGCTGGTCTTCATGAAAGGCACGAGTTTGCCGTTGTAGTTGCCCATCCCGGAGGACGGGTACTCAGCACCCTGGTTGTCCCGGTGCCGCCAGCCACCCTCTTCGTTAAACGTCAGGAACTCACCCGGCAGCAGGACAAAGCTCATCAACTCGATGGCGCTGGCACCATCCGTATGAACAACAGAGATCGGGCAGTTGGTGCCGGCGCTGTTGTTGTTGATGTAGATACCCTTGACGTTGCGAACCGTTCCCGCAGACGGCGAAGGCACGATGTCCGTGGTCGCAGCCGTGGTGATACGGCTGTTGGTACGGCCAGGGGTCACGGTTGTTCCGTTGAGGTCAACCCAAGACGTATGAACCTCAATGGTGGTTGCGGCCACCCCCGTGACGACCTGGATTTTGTCGCTCGTCGACGCTAGGTTGAGCACAGCTTAGTCCTCGGTGATGGTGCTTGCCGTGGTCAGACGCGGGATCACGCCGTTGACGACGCTAATCGTCGGGCTGATACCGCCGCTGTAGAGAATCTTGCCCGCCCCGGATGAAGCGGTGCCGACAGCGAAGAACGAAGCGGTGCCACCTGCCCCTGCGGTCATCGCGCCGAAGTCGATGTTCGCCACCGGGCTGACGCTGTTCGCCGTCACCGTCCACCCACCGCTGGTGCGGGCCACAGCCACTCGGGCATAGCCGGTGTAGGAGATTTCACTGGTGGTCTGGTCGCCGGCTTCACCGGGGTCGGCTGTGTGCAGTGACACGTACAAGTTGGTCAGCGGCGACGCGGCGGCGTTGTCGGCCATGTTGGCGATGGCCGTGGCGTTGAAGACCAGCTTGAGCCAATCATTTTCAAAAGTATTACCCTTGGACATGGTGTTCTCCTTACGTTGTCACTTCAGTCGTCACCGTGACGGAACCGGACAGCAGCTCGGTGACAACGCCCGCGCCGGAAACCATTTCGAGGTCGTACACACCCTTCTTCCACGTGAGTGCCGCCGTGTCGGCCGCGCTCAGGGAGATGCCGATGGACTTGTCCACCGTGTCGATCTCCAGGCGACCGTTGACAGTGGTGAGGCTCAGCAGCTCGGTGCCACCCTTCTTGTCCTTGATGCTCATGCGAGCGGTGTGACCGGTCAGGTCCACCGGGGTGTAGAACTGGAGGTAGCCGCCGCTGGTGTACGCCTTGAAGCCGGCGCTGTTCACGTCGTTCAGCTCGACCGTGTTCACGTCGATGACGGTAGCCGGGTGATAGTCGCGATCCTTCGGCGGGCTGTTCTCGGCGTTGATCTGGGTCATGCCCTTCACCGAGACCACCGCCACGCGCCATCCGTTGGGTATGCCGTGGGTCGGGCACGTAATGCGCGCCGGAGCCGCCTGGGTGATCGCGGTGATCGCCTTGTAGATGTGTGGGGCCGATTCCCACCGCAGAATCTGCGAGTAGGTCTTGCCCTGCTTGATAGAGAGGTCGTTAGATGCCGCCATACGTCACCACCCTCGGCTTGTGTTTGTAGCGTTCCCACTCCGACTTCACGAAGGCGCAGTAGGCTCTGAACTTCTGGTCGTTCTCGTCCGCCTTAGCACGGTTGAACGTCTCGGCGTCCTGCTTCAGGTACGCCTGCGACTTCATGCCCAGGAGGAACTGGTTGTGGTGATCTTCGGCAACGTCGACAAACTCCTGGTCGTCGCCAATGATGTGGTCGATAGGCAGCCGGTAGACTTGTAGCTGCACCGTGTCGTTGTACTCCGGGACGCGGACCCACTTCACGACACCGCGCTGGTTGCCGATGACCATGTACTGGACCGGACCAGGACGGTCGTCGAGGTAAATCTGACGGACGATGCCGTAGTCGGCTGTCGCCATCTCCTTCTGGTCGGACCAGTTGACGATCTCGATTTCCTTGCCGTCAGACATCTTGAATGCCTGCTCGGTCTTGATGATGCTCTCGTGCATCTCGGCAGTGGCCTCGCCAGCCACCACGCTGATACGAGTAACGTCCGACAGGAAGTCGTGGACGCCACCCGTCAGGCGGACGAACAGCCTGTATGCATAGTCCATGTAGCGCCACACCTCGTCTTCCGTCCACAGGTACGGCTTCGCGGTGTCGACGACATCCTCACGGAACGCCGCGTACAGGCTGGTCGAGTCCATTACTTCGAGCCTTCCTCAGCCTGATACTTCTTCCAGACCTTATCGCGCTCCTTGTTGTCCACCTCGAAACCCAGCAGGGTCTTCAGGGCGCGGACGTGCGGGGCGCCTTGGGCGGTGAACTCGTCACGGGCGTTCTTCGCCACGATCTCCTTGAACGCTTCAAGGATCAGTTGCTCCCGCTCTTCGCCTTGCGGTTCCTGCTTCTGAGCCGGCTCGTCCAAGCCCTCGCCGTTCTTGGCGTCGATGCGCTCGCCGCCGATGGCCTCGACCTCGCGGATGCAAGCGTTCGGCACGAAAGTCGGGACGCCCTTCTCGAAGGCGACGGAGTGGCCGGAGAGGCTACGCAGCACGTAGGTCCGGTTCAGTACGTATTCAGCCATGCGTTTCTCCTAGAGTAGATTGAGCAACGGGGCCGAAGCCCCGTTGCTCGGAAGCGACTTAGGTCGTCGCGACTTCGTTGGCGCGACCGTCGATGGTGTACATCACACGGACGCGGGCCTTGCCGGCCGAGGCGTTGGCGACGGTGGACGCGATAGCGATCCGGACGTTCTTACCGTCGTTGGAGCCGAGGCCGAGGCCAGTCAGGGCGGTGCGGGTGCCGGACGCAGCCTTCAGGTCGGTGGCCGCGAGGTACGCAGTAGCGCTGGAGCTGTTGCCGACGGACACGGTGTAGGCGGTGGGGCCGACACCCTGCGTCTCGACGATCAGTTCGCCACCAACAATCACGGCACCGGGCGGCAGCGGGATCACCTCGAAGGTGCCAGCGTCGCCGAAGACGGAGCCAAACGACTTCTCGACGCTGTTGATGTCCAGCATCGTGTCGTTGAAGTTGAAGACGAACTCGGCCACCAGCGGGTACTGGGCAGAGCGGGCCTTGGTCAATTTTGCCATGACGATCTCCTTATTGAGCCACGTCGACAGCGATCACACCGAAGTCTTCCACGGTGTTGCCGCTGTACTGCGTGTAGAACTGGGGCTTCAGGAAGCCGAGAATCTTGCCGGTGCTGATGCCCTGCTGGTTCTCGTAGTCGAAGCCCTTCTCGACCCACTCCGGCGCACCGATGTCGGCCATACCGAGCGCTTGCGCGCCGCAGAACAGGATGCGGCAGCCGTCCACGGCACCACCAGCGCCCCACTTGCTGCCGGCAGCGGCAGTGCGGGTGTTCGGCACGTGACGGAACTCGTGGAAGTAGATACCGTCGATCTTGACGCTGGAGCCGGTGAACAGCGCGTTGCCGTCACCACGCGGCTGGGCGTGGCGCAGGTTCAGCAGGTAGTTCGCGTCCAGCTTCAGCTTCGCCATCGCCTGCGGCGAGATGAAGCAGTGGTAGACCTCTTCGCCGCCGTTCTCGCGGACGCCACGGATGTAGTTGTCCTTGGCGTAAGCCTTGAGTTGGACGAACAGCTCCCACATCGGGTAGTCGCCAGTACCAATGGCACCGCCGACGAGCTGCGTGTTGGAGGTGTTGGTCACGAAGTCCTTGTTGCCGGCGTCCCAGACGAAGTAGCGCTTCGAGCTGGGGGTCTTCACGTCGGAGGCGAACTCCAGGTTGGCGAGGTCGGAGCCGACGCGGGTACCGCCCGAGTTCTTGGTGGTGTACGCCATACCGGCCAGGGTCAGGAAGGCCAGTTGGTCGATGCGGTCGGACAGCCAGTAGGCCAGCACGTCGCGGGAGTTTTCCCGGAAGGTGACGACGGACTTCTGGTCGGCCATGCGGCCTTCGTGGCGGTTGGCGTGGCGCAGTTGGTCCAGGCGGATCACTTGATCGTAGGACTTCATCGCCTCTTCGTTGCCTTCCAGCGAGCGGTCGCCGGCAACGCCGTCGCCTTCGAGGTCAGCCAGCAGGGTGATGACGGCGCGAGCGCCCTTCTCGGACTTCTTCAGCTCGGTGATGTGCTGAATCATCGAGTTGGCATCCTTGCCGAGGAAGCGGTTCACGAAGGACATGTTGCGGGCTTGCCGCCACAGGTCCATTGACCAGACGGTTTTCTGTTCCGTGGTCAGCGCTGCAAAGTTGGTATACGTCACGGTCTAATCTCCTATGTAAGTGACCGTACAAATCGCATTGAGCCGAAGCTCTCCAACACGCTCTCGCGGTGTCTGCGTCCGGCTGTGTCGCTGCCGAATTGCGAAGTACGGTCCTTACGGGATCGACGCGGCCTCTTGTCGCTTGGGCTTGCGAGTCCTGGTACAAACCCCAGGTGGTTGTTGGCCAGCCCCGGAGGGCTGGCCGAGTGCGTCAGACTCTATCAGAGTCCGAGGCAGTTCACAAGAGGGTCAGCACTTCTTGCCGCCGCCACCCTTGCCCTTACCACCACGGATCACACTCCTTTCGCGGTTGAAAAACTATGCACGACGGCCCGGAAGATGTAGTCCTTGGCCTGTTGCTCCTTCGGAAGCTGGTCGAATGGCACCATACAAGGGTGCTCCTTCTTATCGGCGTCCTTCACCGGGCCGTACTTCCAACCCTCGGAGAGCTTGTTGCTCATCCAGCTCAGATGGCTTGCCTCGGGGCCGAAGTTGCCGCTGAGGTGGAAGTCCACACCCATGCGCGCCGACTCGCGCTGCCACTGGGGTGCCTGCTCCCACGAAAGCTGAGAGGTGTCGCCCAACGCTTCGCAGTAAGCGCGGTTCACTTCGTGGCAGAGCCGTGCGATGAACTCCTGGTTGGCGGACACACCCAGGCCCTTGATGACGTGGAATGGGTTCTCGCCGGCCGAAACACCCAACGCCTCGTACAGTTCGTCAAGGTGCGCGCGCAACTGCTCGGCTTGCTCCTGCGCGTACTGATTCGCGTCGCCACGAGACTCCCAGTACAATTGTTCCTTCAAGAGGTAGCCTTCCAACTCCCAAATCTTGTTGATCGCGTCCTCGAAGGCGTACTTCTCGCCCAGCGCTTGGTTGTAGTTCTCGACGCAGACGCAAGCGCTCTTGCCGATGATCGTGTACCCGTTGGCCAAGGTGATCTGGCAGATCGTGGTGCGGCCGTCCGGCAGGAGCGTGTACGTCGTCTCCTTGATCTTCGTCAGGATGTCGGAGGTGGTGACAGTCGGTGCGGCGGGGGTCATACGTAATCACCCCGCAGCTTCGACTTCGTGGCTTCCGGCAGCGCGGAGAACTCCTCGAACGACATCTTGTCCACGTCGCCGTCCGTCTTCGCACCGTGCTTGTCGCTGTCCATGCCGGTTTCCTTGGTGGAAGCAGGCTGCTTGTTCGCGGCTTCCAGGGCCTTCTTCGTGGCCTCGGCTTTCCGCTTCGCCTCCACATCCTTGCCCTCGCCGTCCTTCTTGGCGTCCTTGAGCGACGCAGCCGGCTTGCCGCGCAGCTCCATCACGTCGTCAGCAGCCTTCCGCAGGGCTGCCGAAGGCGACAGCTTCTCGTCGGCCATCAGCCGCTTCTGCTCGGCAAGGATCAGGTTCACGAGCTTCGGGTTGAACGACTCAGTGTCCTCCTCGTTCAGCTCCGGGTGAGCCGCTTGCAGCTCGGCCACCACCTCGTTGACGCGGGCACGCTCGGCTTCGACAGCCTGCTCCTGGGCGCGCTCCTGATCCCGCACGCTCTCAGTCTGCTTCTGCTCCAGGCGCACGATCTCGCGCTCCTTGTGGCGGATGCTCTTCATGACTTCCGCCGCCTTGTCGCTGGCTCCTTCGAGCATCAGCTTGTTGTACTCCTTCTCCAGGCCCTGGACCTCGACCTCGATCTTCTCGATGTCCGCAGCCACGTCGGCCTTGCCGATCTTCGCTTCCATCTCGGCCAGCCGCTGCTCGGCGGCGATGCGGGCGGCGCGTTCCTTCTCGACGGCCTCATCGAAGCGGGCCTTCGGCACCATCGGCGAGTCTTCCTTTTTCGCGAAGCGACCTTTGTCGTCGCGCGCCTTGTCTTCGTCGGCCTTCGTCTCGTCAGCCTTCGCGTCGTCGGTCTTGATGTCCTCGGCAGCGATCTTCACGTCCTCGGACTTGGTGTCCACCTTGGTGGGTTCGGCCGGGAGGTCGCCACGCGCGGCGGCGTCGGAGGGCTTGAACGAGCCGGGCAGGTCGTTGCCGGCACCGTCATTCTCGTCAAGGAAGCGCTTCATGAGTGCGTTTACGTGCATGGTGGTTCTCCGTTAAAAGGACTCGGGTTCCTGCTCTTTTTCGCCTTGCTTCGCTTGCTGTTGCATGTTCAGCTCGGCCTGTTGCTGCTTCAGCACGGCATCCTGCGCCGCGTTGTCTTGCTTGATCTGGCGGTCCAGCTCGGCGTCCTGCTGCTTGAGCGCCATGTCTTGCTGCTTCGCCTGGGCTTCCAGCGCGAACTTCTCGCGCATCAGCGCCAGCTCCTGCTGCATCTTCGCCATGTCCGCCTGCATCTGCACCATCGGGTCTGGCTCGTTGGCTGCCCGCTGGCCCTCGATCTGCACCCGCGCGATCTCGGCGTCCGCCTTCGCGGCCTTCAGCTTCGCATCGGCCTGCTTCGACATCACGTCGGCCTCGGCCGTCGCGGCGGTGGCCTCTTCCAGGCGCTCCTGGCGCTGAGCCTTGCGCTGAGCCTCGGGGCTTTCCTGGTCGCCGGCCATCTTCTTCACGATGTCGGCCTTGCGCAGTAGACGGCTGGACTCGATCAACACGTCGTCCGGGATCGGCACACCGATCTCGCGCAGGTTTACAGCCTGCTCGAACTGGCTGTCCTCCAGGCTGGCACGATACGGCTGGCTGGTAATGACGATGCTGTACTCGCCGATGGTCAGGTCGTTGTTGATGATGCCTTCCGGCGTCACCTCGTTGACGTTGACCGTCGTCACCTCGCGGGTCACGTCGTCGTGGGTGATGTTGATGATGCGCGGCTCGGTGTAGTACTGCTGCACGAGGTCCAGCGTGTTCCGGGCGATCAGATAGTCCGTCCGCTCCAGGTTGTCCATCACCTTCATCTGGTTCTGGCTGCCCTGCTGGCGCTTGGTGCTGATCGCCTTCGCCGCTACGTCCTCGCGGTCGAAGCCCTGCATCGAGTCGCTGACGCCGGAGATCGTCTTGATGTGCTCCTCGGCCTTGTAGCTGACGCGATCCAGGCCGGTAGGCACTTGGTTCGGGTTGATCTTGTCGGCGTTGTTGATGTCGTCCAGCTCCAGCACAAGGCCGGTGGCGGCACCCGTCTGCTCCAGCTCTTCGATGCTCATGTTCGCCAGAGCGCCCTTCTTCACCTTCCAGCCGCTGTTCGCCGACGTGTTGATCACGTGCAGCTCCTGGCTGAGGGTCTTGTTCAACAGCTCCTGCGGACCGATCAGGTTCTCGACGAGGCCGATAGTGCGGCCGTAGCGGAAGTGCGGGAAGTACGGCACCACAGTGAAGTGCTTGTAGGGCGACCAGTCGTCGTGGAGCACCACTTGGTCCGCCGTCACCGTCCACCGGACGCGCTTGACCAGCTTCTTCATGGTGCTGATGGTCCCGCCAGCCTTCTCCAGCAGTGCAGCGATGCGGTTCCGGTCCCAGTCCGCTGGTACCTGACGCATATCGCCGGTCTCCACGTCCACGAAGTGGAGCATCTTGTCGAGCATGTGATACTGGCGGTCCAGGATGCGGATGTTCCGGCGCACAAACTGCGGGTCCAGGATGCCGTAGTAGCCGGCGAGGAGCTGGTTCCCGCCGAAGCGGTCCCGCGTGCGCTCGATGGAGTCGTAGCCGTACGGGTAGGCGCTGGTATCGCGAGTCTTCAGGTACTCAGCGTCTTCCTCGTTGTAGAGGATCGCCACGTCCTGCGGCGTGATCCACTTCGTGATGAACACGTCATTCCAGGAATCCGGGTCGTACTCCTCAGCGTCCGGGTCCACGACCACGTTCTTGCTGTTCAGGTTCGTTATCCGCACCTCACCGCGCAGGCTGTCGGTGAAATCCATGCGGATGTCCACGAAACCACGGCTGCGGATCGCGCCGTCAGCGAACAGGTCCGAGCGCACCCACGGGAGCTGGTTGTTCTGGCTGATCTGCATGAAGACCTTCGTCAGCGCCTCGGCGGTCTCGTTCGGAGCGCCGGCTGCGGGGCGGAACAGGGTCTCGGAGCGGTTGTAAATCTGCTCGCCGAACACCGTCGACAGCGTGCTGATAATCTTGTTCACCGTCAGAGCCGGCCGGCGCTGGAGCTTCAGGGTGTTCAGGTCCACCGGAGACCACTGCTCGCCGGCGAAGAACTTCTCGCACGTGTCGGCCTTCTCGATGAACTGGAGGTGGCCGCGATCCCGGCAATACTGGTATCGCATCCACTGTTCGGTAGCTTTCTGAGCGTCAACAGGCATGGTCGTTGGCCTCGATGGTGAGTTCTTCGATGAGTTCTTCCTGCGGCCTCACCGAGTTGTGCCGGATGTCCAGCGTCAGTTCATCCACAAACAGCTCTTTCTCGTGCGGCTGCTCAGGCGTCAGGATCGCCGAGGATGTGTCTGTACTCTTGCGGTTGGAAAACACCAGCCGGTCTTGCGTACCGCGCCGCGCCAGCTTCTCGTACTCCGTTGCGAACGACTTCACTTCAGGAACCGATGCGAGCTGCATCTCTCGCCCTTTTCGCTGCGGATATTGCCGCTCGTCGTTGATCTGAGCACGGTCCGGTAGGCTTCCCGCGACGCGCCTCCGATAGTTTCTGTTTCGCTTCCGCGCTCATCGGCCTACCTTTCTTCGCCGCTGACAGTTTGGCTTTTACACTTGCTGGTAACGGTCCGCGTCGGACGCCCCGCATAGCAGCAGACATTCGCTGTCTTGCTTCTTCGCTGCGTTTAGCGCCTAAGTGCGCCGCCCCAATCTTCTTTCTATGCTCCTCAGATTTAGGTAGTGAGCCGACACTACCAGCAACGAGGCAGGCGTTATACCCGCAACATTCGTGTGTCGCGTTTGTCGCGTTGATCCAAAGTTGCTCCACAACCAGTAGTTCCTCCGCACTAGCCTCCTCAACCACAGATAGTCGGAACGCTGACTCCCCGTATTTACACCACGCGCGTTGTAGATGCTTGTTGCGGTGCCGCTGATTCCGCAAGGCACTTAGGTGTGTCTTTAGGCGTCGCTCAACATCTATCGACGATCCGACATAAACCTTGCCGGATGCGATATGTGTTATCAGGTAGACGCCAATCATCGCAAAAACCGCAGCTTGTACTGGGTGGACCGAATCAGCTCCAGCACGACATCCAGCAGGTTCGACAGGTAGGTGTCGTCGGCGTCCCAGAACTTGCTGCGGTTCTTGGCGATCCAGTCGCCCAGGTCGTCGAGGTAGCGGAGTGCACCGTCTGTCGGAGGCACCTCGAACGGGGCCTTGTAGGCGTCCGGCTCGATGAGGCCGTAGTCACCCTGGTACGCCTCAGCGATGGCGTCGGCAGCCGGCACGATGCCGTCGTAGAACTCGTTCAGCGCTTTGTGGGCGGCGTAGCTACGCGTCTGGAGGTGCAGCAGATGTGCCACCGTCCGAGCGTGGAACAGCCGCAGAATCAGTTGGCCGACCATGTGGTCACTCCGTCAGAGGATGGCAGAGTGTATCAGATCGCGCTAAAAACAGCATCCCGCCACAAGTCCTGAGTCTTCGCCGCGTCAGCGGCGTCCTTCTTCACGTCTGCCCACTTCACGGAGTATTTCAGATACGCTGTGGCACTCGGCCAATCACCAGCCGGTACCGGCACGCGTACGTACGGCAGCTCGTTACCGTCCTTATCCTTCGGGGCAACCCACTCTGAGAACTTGAAGCTGCCGTCAGCACGACTGTATGTGAAGACCGCTCTCCCCCACACCTCGATGTGTGTCGCGCCGGCAGCGTCACTGGAGTGCGTGATGCTGTCGTGAGTGAACATACCCAGCGACACATCATCGACCACCGGGCCGAACGGCACTATGGTGATCGTCGTGCCGTCCATGAGCGCGGAGGACAGCCACAACTGGCTCGCCTGCGCTGTTGCGGCTTCAGCGTCGTACAACACTTCCACGTCGTTGATGTACTTCTTCACGAACTCCAGCGCGCTTCCCGCCAACAACGCTTGGAAAGGCGGTAGCGGCGGTACTGTCGCCGTTGCGTAGAAGCTGTACGAAGGTGGGTAGCCGAGCGAGGAGTCTGCCCAATACTTCCCTTGCACAACTGTGCCTGACCAAACCAACCCCGCGTTGAACCGAGGTGTGGTGGTGTTGTTCACCGCTACGTCGTTGAGGTACTGGTGCGTTTGTCTAGGTTGCCAGAACCCTTCCGTTTGCGGCATGACGTGGTTCGGCGCGTACCAGTTGGCGTACGTGTATTTGTTGACGAGTATCGTGTCACCGCTGATGTTCCCGCGACTGGGGTACTCAACCACGTCGTACACCTCTGTCCCGGAGAAGGAATACGTGCGGTTCTCGTCCTTCATCGTGCCGTCTGTCTGCTTCACCGGGATCGTGTATGAGAGCGTGACCGACCGTGTGGTGGTCGTCTTGTTTGTGCTCTCAACAACATCATCCGAGTACGTGGCCGTCATCGGTACGGCGAGCGAGGTGTGCGTGCTAAGTGGTGCGTACCGCTTCAGTGCGTAATCCCAGTACTTCGGCAGGGTGCCAGCCTTCAGGTCTGCAAGCACTGTGTCGTGGTTTTTCCTAAACCACGCCTTGCGCCGTGCTTTCAGCGCGTTCTGCGCCGCAGCCCAGGCAGTCACTATGGTCGGGTCTGAGAGGGGGCACGTCGCGTTTACTGGATAGATACAATCCTCCGGCACGGCGAACGTCAGTACGTGCCCGTGAGTCATAGGGACGTAGCCATCGCCGCTCCACTGGGTGGTTAGTGGTGTATCGTACTTGTCCGGACCGACGAGAGTGATCTCCTGTTGAGCCAGCACCTCGCCGTTCGACGCGCACACGAGGTTCCAGCTCTTCGTGGCGTCCGGGTTTGCCGAGACGTAAGCGTCGTAGGCCGCGTTGTAGTTCGCCACCGCTGCCGCCGTCGCGGCAGAGACAATATCTGCTAATGCCGGACCTGGGTTGTACGCCCCGTCCACAACTATGTGGTACGCGCTGTGGCTGCCGTCGTCGGAGTGACCGTAGCCGATAGCCGTACCATCCCACCACACGCACTCGTAGTTGAACAGCGTCGTGCTAGAGACCTGCGTGTGGTTCAGGTAGTCACCGATGTAGAGGTCTCCGGTGACACCGCCACCCCAATAGCCGAAATCTCCAGCCACGTTCGCGCCATACAAGTGCGCAAACGCGACGTACGTTACAACCCCGTCGCCGTAAGGCGAGTACAAGCCGTTCTTATCGTAGGTGCCGAGCGGCGGTACACCACCGGCCTTCTCACCGATACTCACACCTCGGTACGGCACCGGGTTCGGTAGCAGCGCGGCCAGTGTGAACTTCGTGCCAGCCGGGATGATCGTCGCCACATCCTCGCGGTAGCGGATGAGGTGGTTGAACAGCAGCTCCGTATGCGGCTGGTAGCCATGGTAGTTCTTCGCACGTGCGACCGCCTTCAGTGCGTCCTGTGACAGCGGCGTGCTCACCGCCAGCTTTATCTTCACGCTGTACTCCTCAAGCCGCCATGTGGGTTACGTCCGTCGAGCCGATCAACTTCAGCTTGTCCTTCCAGCTAGGCAGCTTCTTCGGCTCGGGTAGTGTGGGTGCTGCGCGCGTCAGAGTCAGGCGCACGGCCCAGGCCAGAGCATCCACCTGATCGTCGTGCTTCCCGCCTGGGAAGCTCAGCAGCTCCTGCTGCATCTCATGCTTCCACGGCGCGTCGTCGGGGAAGTAAACCTTGCCGAGCTGCATCCGACCGCGCAGCGGGTGTGCCCGGACCTTCTTGTCCGTCAGCGGTTTCAGCGCCTCAAAGCTGGGGTACAGCTTCCGCTCGTGGCAGCGCTTCTCGAACTGGGCCTGCATCGTCTTCCAAATCTGGCCGTCTTCCACGCCGATGATGTCCGCGCCCCACTCCACATAGAAGTCCAGGATCACGTCGACGATCTCGATGCTGTCACCGGAGCGGAAGCGGCGGATGTCCACGACGTAGAGCGCGTCGTTCGGGTCTTGCAGGATCGTCACCCCCACGGTGTAGTCGCTCTCCTGCCCGGTCGTGATCGCGAAGTCCCACGCTTGGTAGACCGTGCAGAACCGCTTCTGCGGCGGCGTGGAGTAGTAGCGGAACTTGTCCTTGGTGAAGAACAAGCCGTCCTCCGGCGTCGGGTTCTGCTGGTACAGCGCGTGCCACACCCGCTGGTTGCCACGGGCGAAGTAGTTGTTCTTGATGCTGAGCAGCGCCTCCAGGTCGTACCGATCCGGGTGCAGCGCGGTACCTACCGGGCGCAGCAGCGTGGCGTCCTCGGGCGGGGTCTCGTCGGGCAGCACCCGCAGGATCGTCCGCTCGTCCGAGTGCAGGTACTCCGCGAAGCCCTCGTTGATCGCCGGGTAGCGGACGATCTCGAACTTGTCGCCGCTGCGGGTCTCACTGACCTCGATGATCCGCCCGCCCCAGTCGTCCTCGTTCCACAGGGTCAGAATCCCCAGCACACCACCGCCTGGAGCCAGCCGGGTATAGGCCGTGGATGTGTACCACTCCCAGGTATTGTCCCGGATCGTCTCCGAGTCCGCTGCCTCCATGTCCTTCACCGGGTCGTCCACGATCAAGACGTGCGCGCCGCGCCCGGTGATACCCGTGCCGACACCGGCTGCCAGATACCCACCCCGGCTGGTGGTGTCCCACGCCTCCTTACTCTGGCTGTCCGGGTTCAAGATCGTGTTCGGGAACACCTGCTGGTACGCCGGGTCTCTCAGAAGGTCTCGGATGAAGCCAGAAAACTTCAGAGCTAAGGACTGAGTGTGGCTCGCGGCGATGATTTCCCACTCCGGGTGGTGCCCAAGAATCCACGCAGGCAGGAAATTACTGGTCAGGGTGGACTTCCCGTGCCGTGGAGGCATGCAGAGCAGTAGCCTGGGCCTCTGTTTCGCCTCCACGGCCTTCACGAAGCGCTCCAGACGCCGGCAAATGTCCTCGTGGACCCAGCCAGCCATGTAATCCGGCTTGAAACGCCGGACGAAGGCCAACAACGAGCGCTGGATCAGGATTCGCTCGGCAACTTCGAGCAGTTCCACCTCGGAGATGGTCGAAAGTACGTCTACAGCCTCTTCCTTGCTCAGGTTTTCAGGGTCGAAAGGCAGGAAAGCAGGCGGATCGCCCTGGTGGTTGAGCATGCAGATGTTGCAGACGTGCTCATGGCCGGTGAACATCGCCGGTGAGAGGGTCTGACCGCAGTTGTAGCAGAGCCGAGGCTCCTTGGCCTTACTCCGGGACGCGCTGGGCTTCGCCATTGATCACCAACTCTCGCTTTCGTTGCGCCAAGGACAGCAGCTCTGCCGTCGACATGCCCTCCAGCTTGCGCAGGATCGTCTCCTGGCCGTCCGTGAGCTGCACCTTCTTGATCTCCGGTGCGTAGTGGCCCAGGAGCTTGCCGATTTCCTTCCAGCCGGCGATCTCCGTGGCGGGTTCCGCCTGCAACTTGGCCCTGTTGATCGCGTCGAGGAAGCCCTGCACGACATCCGCCCGCGTGATGTTGACCTCCTGGGCCAACTGATCCTGCTGCTCACGCAGGGCTACCTGCGTCGATTCAGACCGATCACAGGAGCGCACGTCACCGAGGATCACAGACGGGTCGCGACCGTGCATCTTCTCATCGATGTATACCTCTTGCTTCTTGGTGAGTTTCTTAGCCATGGCGTCAGAGTCTATCAGAGTCCCGAAAAATTTTGAATTTGTAGGGGCTGATCCTGGTTGTGGCTACCGGGGTGGGTACTTCGGATCGGGATGACTGCTGGACGAAAGTACACAAGTACTTTGTCATATTTTCTAAACGAAAATTTTTAGATTTGTATACATCTCCTGCACAAATTCTGATTTTCGAGCCGATCTACTAGGTGGTTTCGAAAGTGTACTTCTGAGTGATTTCTGATTTTTGAGTCGATCTACTAGGACGCCATCCCATCCCCTATCCCTCAGATAGGGGTACCCGGTTCGGATTCGGTTTCGGATTCCGACCTTTTCGTAGTTCGTTTACTCAGGAGATGATCATGACAACCACTACCAACACCAACACCCAAGTCAACAATACTGAAGAGATCAGCTTGTCCATGCGCGCAGTCGCTTGGGCTACTGATAAGGCCGCAGCGCTCGTCGAAGAGAGCAAGGCCATCAGTAAGGAGGCGAGCAACGCCTGGACGCCGCTCCGTGCACTGCACAAGGAGCGCGCTACCCAAGAGGCGAGCAGCGCCTTCGCCAAATATCTCAACCGCTAAGCGGTTGAGATGCTGCCTGAGAGGGCAGCACACAGCCTGTGGGCTGTGTAGTGTCCTCTCGCCTTTGCTGTGTTCAACCAGCGAAGGAGAAACCACCATGACCACAATGGCATGGAATGAGTACCAGAGTGTCTGCGAAGCGAAGTGCCTCGACGGCTTCACCTCATCGGTGGAGCTTGCCGGCGATCTCACACTGGCTCGCGCTTATTTGAAGGCGCGTGCCGCTGATGCTGTCGCGTGTTATCGCACTGGGCATTTCGAATCGACGCAGCAGCTTGCGGTACACCTCGCACGATACTGGTAGCGAGGGCTGGTCGCCTCATACGAGGCGACACAGCAAAGGCGAGAGAGAGCACACGTGTTGCCTAAAAATTAGGCAGTTAAACAGGAGATGACCATGATACTCGAAGAACTCGAAGTCGTTGAGTTGGGCACCATGCCTATTCCCGTCTTCCACGAGCCGTTAGGGCTCTAGTATCCACCTAGCATGAGGCAGCCTTTATGACAGGCTGCCTCATTTTTAGGCAGTTAGTGTACTGACTGCCTAAAAATGAGGCACATACTGTGTGAACATACAGTAGTGAGCATTTTTGGCGTGGACAGTGGAAATGCCATCGTATTTATGACATGAGGGCAAAAAATCGAGTGTTCCAATGTTCCGATTTTTAAAAGTTCAGTCAGGATTTGGCGATACATGCATGAGCCCAAACACCCTCTTCTCTCACTGAAACCTTTAAAATTTCGGAACAATCGGAACAAACCCAATAAATCAATGACTTAGGTGTTCCAATGTTCCGAGTATACATCCCATAAATCGGTGCCAATACCCTACTAATCCACATGGGTAATTCAA